CTTAGTAAGTATGACTCACTAAGTAACAACAATACAGAGGGAAATATCTATAAGTTACTAACACAAATTAAGACAAAAGTACATGAATTAAGTAATGAATTGTAAGGCACTTTGATTTTTTCATTAACATTTAAAAAAGGTAAAATAAACATATAAGTGTTTATTATCTCTTTATGTTAAATGAAGCAATTAATGTGAGTTTTTATAGACATCTTGGCGGGCATTATAACACAGAATGCTCAGAAAGTCAACGAGTACTGTGCCACTTTATGCACTGGCACACTAGGACTTGACTGTGCCCGTCAAATGTGCCATAGGGATTTCGTAACATTCTGATACAATTATTGCGGAGCAGGGTGAGTGTCGAATAGTTTATAGATCCTACCCCGAATCTCTTATAACCCTATTATAGGGCATGAGAGGAAATTGTCAACCACTTTGTAAGCATCAGTGTGCCACTTTAAGAACTGGCACATGGCCTGTTGTTTTGTGCTTTCACGGTACTATAATAAGAACATAACAAACACAGGTAACACACATGAGAAAAATCGAATCAGACATGAACGCTGCAATCCGCAACCGCTCTGACTTTCGCTCATCAAACACTACTGTAGAGAACGCTTTCAACACCGCTACAAACCAGATGGAAGCAATCGTAAAACTACACGGAAACCACATTGCGACTGTAACCAATGATACACTGGTTCTTTTCGATGGCGGTTGGCAATCTAATACAACTAAGAGCAGACTTAATGCACTTATCAACGAATTTACAGACGGCACACAGAATGGCGTATTTCAAAAGAACTGGGAATGGTTCGTAACTGCTTCTGGCATTACTCATGATTTCGCTGATGGGTTCGAGTTGGCGGTTGCTTAACTGGCACATAGGGGGCACTATTGCTCCCTTTTTTCTTTTATAATGGACCTAATCAAACAAACACACATGGCAAACAACATCAAACAACAAACACGCTTAAAGACATCATCTGGCAGAGTAGTCACATATACGGTCCTAAAGAGAAGCAATGCTGGTGCCACTATGGCAAGGCGCTCATGGAATAACGCTGCTCCTAAAGGCAGTTTCATGCACAATGGCATGGCAGTACACGCTGCTAGTATAAACACAGGCAGCAAGGTAAGTAAAGCAATCTAGTGACAGTTTAAAAAGTGTCACATGGTCTCACATATGTGGGGTGTTTGTGATTATAATAAGTACATAACAAACAAACACTTTTGCCTTATGTCTACTCGTAACCTAATCGGAACACCTTACACAGGTTTAACAGAGGATCAGAGAGACAACCTAAACACACGGTTGTATGATCTCATTAACTCTTTAGAGTATAACGTAGACAAGTCCGATCTAGTGGATGCACTTAAGACTAACTTAATGTGGTATGAGATGAATTAGAGAGGGGGGGGGACACTCTCCCCACCTTTTGCCAGGGTTTTATTATGTTTTATAGCGGGTTATAAAAACCGATAAGTCCCTAACCTACAACGAACCAAAATCGAGAGCTATATATTATTCGTATTCAAAAAATTTTGAGGATATAAAAAATGCCCCAGAGGTTGAATGTTATAGGGGGATGACATAAGTAGTAATACATGGTATAATTAAAAGTAAATACAAATGGCACAACCAAACGACGAAGACATGCCCGTATACCAAGACTACGAGATTCGTATTAATCTAAACGAACTCATTGAAAAGAGAATCCCCTGTTGTGACTTACTTCATCCAGATCACTGTTTAACGGAGAAGCAAGTAGCAGAGATTGCACATGATATCCGTATGGATCTAAACCTTCACCCTATCTTTCAACAAGTAGATACTCATATCATGAGATATATTGAGGCTGCTAAGATTGATAACAAAGAGCATTGGGTAGAAGAAAGGTTGAATGACCTCCCTGACGAATCTGGCATTGACATGTTTTAATTATGGCAATTTACAATGAATCCTACATCAGAATTAATCTGAATGAATTGGTTGAGACACGAGCAGACGTAGTGAAAGAAGAGTTAACTGATGATGAGAAAGTCATTATTGCTCGTGAACTAGCGGATACTCTTACATGGGATACTCTCTACTATATGGTAGATGGAGCAATACTTGACTATAAGGGTAAGCCTAGAGTAAAATATGGAGACACTGCGAATGAATCTTGGTTACTAGAGATCGAGCGCAATAAGAAGTGTTTTAAAATGGTAGAGTTACAAGGAGGATCATGGACAATCCAAGTACCAATGAGAGTGAAGGGTTAAAGACTTATCACATCTATTATGATAACAAGTGTTTGTTTAAGAATCTAGATCAGGAAGAGTTTGATGTCATCTGGGGCAGAATCTATAAGTCGTATCATACAGATAGTTTGTCGTATGCTGTCATTACAGGAGATATGAGTACAGAGGAGTCTTCGTATTAATGCACCCACTTGATCATCTGGAGGACTTTACGAATGATTGGATTGTTCATCTACAGGAGCCTGATCCGATTAGTCCTGACTATAAGGGACCTCGTTGTCCCTTTGCAAAGAAAGCGAGAGATGAGAATCGTCTCAAGTTTAGAAAGGTATATGACTATTTCTCTGCATATGACTTCTGGGAAGTTGTGTCAGAGGAATGTGACAAGTTTGATGGCAGTCATGATGTAGTGATTGTTGCTGCACATAGTAATCAGAATATCATTACTCCAGATATTATGGGTGGTGGTGTTGATGCTCTGAATACTTTCTTAAACTGTAGGGGGAAAGACTTATGGTTACTTACGAAGGTTGATCAGTTATTTACAATCGTTATGGTTCAAAAAATTACCGCGTTAGACGACACTGCCAAACTCTTAGCAAGTAAGGGATATTATACGACACGTTATAGTGAACAACAAATGGAGAAGGTAGTGACTGGGCGTAGAAAGTATCGGGAGAAGTTACATGGAGTGTAAGAGTCTGCCGAATCAGGGATACGTTCAAGGTGTCCTAAAAAAATCCGAACGTGACTACCTCTGGAGTCTTATCGGAGATCTTGATGACAATGATAAGAGTGGTTTTCAAAAGCAGTTAGATGATGAGGATAACTACTTTGCAAATACTGTATTGTCTTCATACTGTCAAGAGTATGTGAATACCTATGGGGTGCCATTTCTAACGAATACTACTCATAGTCATGACTTTTGTATGAATCGTTTCTGGGCGAGAGTATCTTTAGATGGAGACTATCAAAGCATACACGATCATCAAAGTGTGTTTACGTTTGTAATCTGGTTGCAGATACCTTTTGATGGGAACAAAGAAAGAAGTCAACAGCCAGGGTTTCGACCAGAAGCAGGCGACTTTGTATTAGTGTACACGGATATAACTGGAAGAATACAAAAGAAGAATTTCATACTGACACCAGAAATGGAGGGAACGATACTTGTTTTCCCAAGCAGTATAAATCATATTGTATACCCTCATTATTCAACAACTGACTATCGGGTTTCTGTAGCTGGAGATATCACGTTATCAAGCTTACGGGCACATGATCAGATTCAAACACCGTTGAAGTGAAAAATTATAATGTATAGATAGGTTAAATGAAACAAACCATAGACATGAATGTTGAATTGGATACTAAAGCATTAGAGTACATCTACGAATCCGTTCAGTTCCGATTAGAGAACGACACACATTTATTGTATCATCCAGACATTCGCAAAGACTTAGAGGATATGCTTGCAGAATGGGAAGATGAATACTTATAATGTGTATATCGGTGAAGCCCAGATTATGAAGAATATTTCTGAGAGTGATATTAAACATAAACTGGATTACTTAACCGAATATTTTAAACACTATCCTGATGATGCTCTTCGTCATGAAGAGATACGAGTGATTAAGAATGAAAAGCAAAAAGATTAATCCGCCCAACTATGGGTTTCTGGATGTTACCCTAGATAAGAGTCATACTGATTTTCTCTACGCACTCATCGAGAAGTATGAACCAAAGAAATCACATCAACAGTGGATGCTCATTGATGATGGTAACCGATTTCAAAAAGAAGTTTTAAACAAAGCAGTCAAAGAATATATTGAGGAGTGGGGATTTCCAGAGAAACTCAAAACAACTCATATACATGAACTTACCTTTCAGAAGTTCTGGGTAAACAGAACAGGAAAGGGAGAATACCAAGCATTGCATAATCATGATGCAGTGTTCTCTTTTGTAGCATGGTTGAAGATACCTTCCAATGCACAGGAAGAACAACATACTCCACATACTATGCACCCAGAAGCGGGGGACTTCATACTTACATATACTGACATTGTAGGTAGAACTCGTAAGGTGAACTGGAAGTTAGAAAAACAATACAACGAAGGACACCTATTACTCTTCCCAAGTGACTGCTATCATGCGGTTTACCCCCATTGGTTAACAGATGAAAAGAGAATATCCGTTGCTGGTGATATCACAATCAACAGTATGGTTTACGGAGGAGCCTATGATCAGCAAATGCCTCTAGGTCCCTGTAATAGTCAGGAGTTTCTTTAATTTGGTGACTATATAATATAACACTATGGACAAATTGATTTGACCGTGGTATACTTACTATGTACTGACAACAAGTTATGGCTAAAGGATTTACAGTAAAAGCAAACGCT